TATTTATCAACTACAAGGAACAAACATACACAGTACTATTCCAAAAGTTGTATTTGATGGGAATGGTAACGTTGGTATTGGTCCTACTTCAAGAACGTGGGTGCCTGAAACAAAATTACATATTAATACTGGAGCAACTTATGAAGTCGGATCTTTAAGTGGATCCATGCTAATAGAACCAACTGGTGTGGCTTTTAACGGATACGGCGCAGGCATTGTGTTAGGAGCTGGCCGAGGAGGTCGCGCTTCGGGAGGAGCAGCAATTGCTTCGGTGTTAGATTCATTGTCAGATGTTGATCGCTCAGGATTATCTTTTTTCTATCATAACAGCACGTTTTCTGATCCTAGAACAGAAGGTATGCGACTAGATGCTGAAGGCAATGTAGGTATTGGAACGAATAATCCTAGCGATAAATTACACGTTGATGGTACTATTAGATCTAAAGCTCCAATTACTAGTGATTGGGGGCTTTTAGGTTATAATAGCGCAGGAAGCGCTGCATCAGGATTATGGTTTGATAATGGAAGTGGAGATATATTACTAAGAAGATCAGATAACTCTCTACAAACAAGGATAAGATCTTCTGGTAATAGCTATATTAATGGAGGTAATTTAGGTCTAAATACTACAGGTCCAGCTCAGAGACTAACTATTAATAGCGGTAGGATGCTTGTAACAAATAGCACCACGCCTATTTATATAAAAGTAAATTCAGGCTATAAGTCTTGGGTTCATCATATAGGTGCCGATGATGGTTATATATTTGCTCCTTCTACTCTTGATGGTGGAGAAGTTTGGGACTGGGCAAATCAAACTAAGCTAGGAGCAAACGGTGTTGTAACAGCTAAAAACTTTGAATTATCCTCTGATGAGCGATTCAAAGATAACGTTAAAGATATTAAAGAAAATAGAATAAAAGTCGCGTTTAAATCTTTTGAAATTAAATCAAGCCCAGGCGAAAAACGATACGGAGTTATAGCTCAAGAATTAGAAAAAAACAATCCAGAGCTTGTTACGACAGACACAGAGGGATTTAAATCAGTTAAGTATATAGATTTATTAATCGCTAAGATAGCTGAGTTAGAAGCTAGGTTAGAAAAACTTGAAAAATAATGGCAGTACCTAATACAAGTACTTTTACACTGCAAGACGTTGTTAACGAAGTAAATCCAACTACAGATGATTTAATTGATTGCTTTGCAGACGCTGTAGCTAGTAAGTTTGACGCCGTATATAGCGGATCAAAAAACCAATTACTAAATTTTAGAAATTATGGCAGCACACCACCTACTAACGCAAATTATTTGCTTAGCTCTATTACGTCTGGATCTTCTAAGACTTTAAGTTGGACAGGAATTCCTAATGGTGCTCTTTTTTTAGGTGGATTTGTATCACAAGACGGTAGACACGGTATAGTGGTAGCGAGTCATTCAAACACGTACTATATTGGTTATTATAGCTACAATATTGCTTTTCAAAGTAATCAAATATATTATAACAGCGCCTACTCTTCAATTGCTGGGACGATTCAAACTAGCAGTACCGACAATATGGGTTGTTCTATATCAAAAGACCAAAGAAGAATTCAAGTGTTTGGATTAAACTCATCAGGAACTAAAATATGTGAGACAATTTATTTAACAAGTAATTCGCCTGGTTTTGGAACTCCTTCGTCAGTTTCTCAAAGTACAGTAAGTACGTTTACAGGTACAAATTTTTATAGGACTGGTGCATATGTAAGTCAAATGAGTAATAATTTATTTGGCTACGTAGCAGTAACTAACACATTTGTTAAACAACTGTTTATAGGAAGAAACTTATATAGTAGTTCAACTGCTGCTTCAGCAAATTTTGGAGGTTTTGCAACTTCTTTTAATAAACTGGAAGATGGCTTTATGGACGGTACTGCTCAAGGCAGGTATAATCCTATAGCCACTATAGGTAATCAAGATGAATACGTGTTGTTATATCGTAACACGGCTAATAATACAGATAAATTATACATGTACGAAATAGGGTCGTTGCCTTTAAATTATTTAGACGATACTACAGAGCAAACTTTATCTTTTGGTTCTTTTACCGCTAATTCAGCCGGTGTAGCTAATATGAATGTGCCAAACGTAGATAAACTTATACTTTATATAAACAAAACAGCGAATACAACTTTTACTATTGAGATTACAGATAAAGATACAAACTTTTAAAAACTAATAAATAAATAAATAAAAATGGCAATTACTTACAAATGGGATATCCCACAAATGAACGCTCATATTCAAGCTGAAGGTGAAGACAACGTAATTTACACAGTACATTACAGATACACTGGATCAGAATTTGTACCAGATGGAGAAGGTAACGAACCTCCGACAGGTAAAACTTATTCGTCAACTAACATTGGTACGCAAAGTTACACTTATGTAGCTGGAGAGCCTTTTACACCTTATGAAAATACTGAAGCTTTTGAAGCTGTAGTTATTGGTTGGTTAGAAGATTCTTTAGACGTAGCTCAAATGCAAGCTAGTATAGCTGCGGACATACAGTCTCAAATTACACCAGTTAATGAAGACCTATACTTTACATGGCAAAACCCTATACCTCCAACACCTGAGATTTAATTAGGTAAAAAACTACTATTTCAAGTGATGATATAAATATATCAAATCAAATCAAATTTAATTAAATTATGTCAGACAAAATTGTTAAAAACTTAAACTTTGGAGAAGATGCTAAAGTTACAGTATTTAAAGGTATAGAAAAACTAACTAAAGCTGTTAGCTCCACTCTTGGGGCTAGCGGCAAATGTGTTATCTTAGAAGATGGTGGTGGTAAACCGGTAATTACTAAAGATGGTGTGACCGTAGCTGATTCTATAGTCTTGCTAGACCCCGTAGAAAACATGGGCGCCACATTATTAAAAGAAGCAGCTAGAAAAACTGTTAAAGAAGCAGGTGATGGAACGACCACAGCTACAGTGTTAGCTCATTCTATACTTAAACAAGCTTACAAGCTTGATAAAGATTACAATAATAGAGACTTGAAAAACGGCATCAACAGTGCTGTTGAAAAGGTTGTAAAATACTTAGAGAAAAACTCTATACAGGTAACAGGTGATATGATTGATTCTGTGGCCACTATATCAACAAACAATGATCCAACCTTGGGTAAAGTCATTGGAGACGCTTTTAGATCCGTAGGAGAGACCGGAGTGGTTATGATGGAGCCAACGAGTGAGTCTGAAACTTATGTAGATGTAGTAGATGGAATACAATACGAGAAAGGATTAACAAATTCTAATTTTGTAACGAATAAATCAACAAAAGAAGCTGTGCTTGAAAACCCTCTAGTGCTGTTAGTTGATTCACCTATAGAAAGTATTAGGCAAATACAATCTGTGTTAGAATATGTTATTAAAAACACGAAGTCTTTACTTATTGTTGCTGATATAGACCAACCGGTTTTATCAGCTTTAGCAATGAATAAGGTTAAAGGAAACATAAAAGTTAATGTTATTAACGCACCTACTTTTGGTATTAACAAGAAAGACACCTTAACAGATCTATCTATGTTAACAGGTGCTACTGTTATAAATGAAGATCTTGGAGATGACTTGGATCTTATATCAGTTGATAAATTAGGTGAGTGCGTTAGAAGTGTTACTGGTGAACAAGATACTATAATACAAATAAAAGAAACGCCAGAAGAAGTAAATGAGCTTATTAAGAAAATTAAAGAGCAACTTGAAACTGAAAAATCTCCTGCAAACGTTATACGACTTGAAACTAGACTTGCACGTTTATCTGCTAAGGTTGCAGTTGTTAAGGTTGGAGCGAATTCAGACATTGAACTTAAAGAAAAGACAGATAGAGTTGAAGACGCTGTCTGCGCTACAAAAGCCGCCATCAAAGAAGGCATAATACCGGGTGGAGGTATTGCTTTATTAAACGCGTCAACATATATAAAAGCTAAAAGCAAAGGTGAAGAAGTTTTGTTACAAGCTATAAAAGCACCTTATGAGACTATTCTTTCCAATGCTGGTTTAGAATTGGTTTATCCTGATAAAAAAAATAGAGGATTAAATGTTGTTACGGGTAAGGATGTGAATATGGTTAGAGCTGGTATTATAGATCCACTGCTAGTAACTAAAAGCGCTTTAAGAAATGCAGCTTCAGTAGCAACTACTATATTATCTACAGATTGTGTAATTAATAATTTAAGAGTTGGAGATGAAAGCAATAGGTAGAAATTTAATTATAAAGAAAACAAAAGAAGGGACCACTAAAACTAAAGGTGGTCTACTTCTTGCTGAATCACATAGAGAAGATATTAGATATATAGAAGCTAGTGTAATTTCTATTGGAAGTGACGTAGTTGGCGTTAAAGAAAATGATAAGATATTTTTCGATAGACATGCCGGTCACAAAATAGAAATAGATAAAGATTTTTATCACGTCATTAAACTAGAGGATATAGTTGTTGTTTTATGAAAAGGCTAGACGCAAGAGATATAAAAGATATGAACTTGCTAAAACATTACCGTATAATACGCAAATGGGCCTGTAAAAACAACAATCTAAATGACGCTGATTTAGAGCTTTTGATATACCTTGATTGTATGGAGCATTTTTCAAAGCAAGACTTTAAAACTGGCTCCTACTCTTACAGTTGGGACAATAGACGCTGGAACAAGCTATTAAAAGCGGGCTGGATAAAGGTTTGGAGACCTAGAAACAGAACTACACAGTTATACAATATATATCAAGTATCTTTCCAAGGAAAGCAACTTATAAATAGAATATACAGAATAATGCTAGGTGAAGATGATATACCAACCAGTTCAAGAAGAAATAAGATAATAAGCGGTAATAGTTACACAGATAAAGTTTTAACTACAGCCATATACAATGTTAATAACGATAAAAAAAGATAACTATGCCAAACTACAAACAAGACTTAAAAGCTACAACTGGCAACGCACCTACAAAGTATGTTGACCCGATGACTGGACAACAGATTCCAGACCAACAACTAACATATGCTACACCTACGCCAGGTAATCAAATGGGTTTTGCTAAACCATTGTTTAACCAAGCCGTGAATAACGCTGGTCAACAGATGTTTGGTAGCGTAGAGCAAAGACAAAAATCTATACAAAACCAAGCTGGTGTGATTCAAACTCCAATGTATTTTAAAGATCAAACAGGAGATGGGAAGATAACTAAGGCAGACGTTATAAAAGCTAGAACTGAAGGATATAAAGAATAAAAATATAAAAAATTATGGCAAAAAAAAATATAAAAGCAAGCTCAAGCGCGGGAGGTGTTGTTGGTGAGAACACTATTTGGGACGGACCATTAAGTCAACTAGGTAGACCACACGGTAAAGGATCCAGCAGTGGAGCTAAAGGTATGAAATTGAAATTAGCTGACTGCGGTTGTGATTCTATAAAGGGACCAATAACTCAAATAGCTAAAGGATAATATGGGTTCACTAGGAGATATAAAGCTATATATGATAAACGCTAGCGCATTAGCTGTGTCTATGTCTAACATAGACGTAATATTAAAATTAACTCTTTTAGCTGTATCTATTGGTTACACTATTCAGAAATGGTATAATTTAAACAAAAAAGACGATGGCAAAACTAGATAAATCTAAAATGGCTTGTAATAAGCCTAAAAAGACACCAAGTCACTCTACTAAATCTCACGTAGTAAAAGCTTGTTCAGGTGGTAAAGAGAAAATAATTAGATTCGGCCAACAGGGAGTTAGTACAGCTGGTAAAAAAACTGATGCTAAGTCAAAAGCTAGAAGAGCTAGTTTTAAAGCTAGACACGCTAAGAATATTAAAAAAGGTAAAATGTCAGCTGCTTATTGGGCTGATAAAGTTAAATGGTAAAAACAAAATAATTATGTACGCAAAAAAATCACCAGCTAAAATGGGCCATGGAAAATCTCCAGCCAAAATGAAAGGATCTTTTGTATCTAAACACTGCACAACGTCTTCTCCATTGCAAAAGAAAGGTTGTAAGAAAAAGTATTAATATGGCTTTTAAACTTAATCCACCGTTTAAGTGTGATAACACTCCTATATATAGAGTTGATATGGAGGAAGGTGTTTTAGGTATGGCTAATAATAATGGTACAATACTTATAAACAAGTATTTAAGCCCTGCTAAATCTAAAGAGGTTATAGACCACGAAATGATACATGTAGACCAGATTAAACGTGGTGATTTAGATTACGATGATAACAACGTTTATTGGAAAGGTAAAAAGTACTCGAGAGCTAAAATGAATGAAGGGGCTAAAAACTTGCCTTGGGAGAAAGAAGCATATAATAAAACTAAAAAATGAAAAAAATCCTAAGCCTTTTAACAGGTGGTCTTATCAAGGACGTTGGCGGCGTAATAGACAAGCTAACCACTACGGATGAAGAAAGATTAGCTGCTAAGCATAAAATACAAGAATTATTAGAACAAGCTGATAAAGACGCTCAAGCTCAAGTAACTGATCGTTGGAAAGCAGATATGGCTAGTGATAGTTACTTATCGAAAAATATTCGGCCATTAGTTCTAATATACTTAACTATAGTTTTCACTGTGTTATCTTTTTTTGATGGTAATATCGGTAACTTTAAAGTAGATGAATCTTACACGCCTATATTCCAATCGTTACTAATAACAGTGTATGGCGCTTACTTTGTTGGCCGTACTTGGGAAAAAAATAAAAAATCAAGTGATAATAAAAATAAGTAGAAGTATAATCAATTAAATTAAATCAAAATGTCAAAAATTAAAAAAGAACAATTAGAAAAAATTCAAGATCAGCAAACTAGACTTCAATCTATATTAACAGATATAGGAGTTATTGAGGTTCGTAAACACGAAGCGCTACACGCTCAAGCAGCTGTTTCTCAAGAAATACAAGCTGCTAAAAAAGAACTTGAAGAAGAGTATGGCGCTGTTACTATTGATATGAGCGATGGTAGTTATACTTTAATTGAAGAAGAAAAAGAAGCTGATTTATCTGTTGTTAAATCAGATGACTAATGAGCTCTGTAATTAGAAAAATAAGTATAGGTTCTGATTACAAAAATGATGCAATGCATTATGCTGTAAGTCAACAAGTTTACGGAGGTCATACTATATCAGCTATATTGTACTCTGAAGACGATGATTCTTACAGTATATATATTAAAAAGAAAGACGAGATAATGCCATGGAAGAAATTTAACTCTAACATGGCTATATCCGTTGAATATGATTTAGAGTATTAATGAATAGTTTATTTGAATTTATCGTAAGACCAATAAACAAAAGATACGATAACGAGATTAAAGTAGGTGACAAAAGCCTAATAACTAATGCTAATACTGAAGATTTTAAAGCCGTTAGTAACAAAGCTGTGGTAGTTTCTACTCCATCTGCTTACAATACGTCAATTAAAAGTGGTGACATAGTTATTATACATCATAATGTTTTCAGAAGTTTTTTTGACATTAGAGGCAAGAGAAAAGATAGTAGGTCTAAATTTATAGATGATCTATATTTTTGCTCACCTGATCAAATATATTTATACAATAATTCTGGTCATTGGAAATCTTTTCAAGATAGATGTTTTGTAAAACCACTGCTAGATAATAATGATCTAACGTTGGATAAAGAAAGAAAGCTTATAGGAATACTAAAATATGGTAATAGTTCCTTAGAAGCTGTTAAAATCGTTCCTGGAGACCTAGTAGGCTATACGCCTTACGGTGAGTTTGAATTTATAATTGATGGAGAACGATTATATTGTATGAAATCAAATGATATTGTAATTAAATATGAATATAAAGGAGACGAAGAGGAGTATAATCCAAGCTGGGCAAACAGCAGTTGAAGAGTTGATAAAAGTAGCTAAAGAAGCTATTGTAGACTCTGACGACGATATATCTGCTGATAGATTAAAAAACGCAGCAGCTACAAAAAAACTAGCTATTTTTGATGCTTTTGAGATATTAAAACGTATCGAAGATGAGGAGAATATGCTTAACGAGAAACCTATAGAAAAGAAGGAGAAGACTTTCAAGGGGTTTGCAGAAGGAAGATCTAAGTAATGTACGAGCAATCACTATATAAAGTACTACCTAATTATATTAAACCTAAAGTTATAAATAAAAAGAATAGATATAACAAATGGTTGTACGGTTATGATAAGGAGTTTGACATGATCGTTATCAGTAAAACTGGTAAAATAGGGGAAATATATGAAATACAAAACATTAAAATAGCTTTACCAAAAGAAGATGATGTTGTTAAATTCGAAGGAGATAGATGGAGGCATACTGAGTACCCAAAAGAGCTTTCAAAAATAAAATCAGTATTCGATTGGGATGAATACCCTACGCAATTTAAAGAAAAATGGTATGAATATATTGACAAAGAATTTAAGAGACGTGAAGAAGGTTTTTGGTTTTTTAACAAAGACAAGCCTTCTTATATTACTGGTACTCATTACATGTACCTGCAGTGGTCCAAAATTGATATTGGGCAGCCAGACTTTAGGGAGTCAAACAGATTATTCTACATATTCTGGGAAGCTTGTAAAGCGGACATCAGGTGTTATGGAATGTCATATCTCAAGAATAGACGTTCAGGATTTTCATTCATGGCGTCTGGGGAGACAGTTAATATGGCCACAATATCGTCGGACTCACGCTTTGGGATATTGTCCAAATCTGGAGCCGATGCTAAGAAAATGTTCACAGATAAGGTTGTACCCATTTCTGTTAACTATCCCTTCTTCTTTAAACCGATCCAAGACGGTATGGACAGGCCGAAGACGGAACTCGCCTATCGCGTCCCCGCCTCGAAACTTACCAGAAAATCCATCACTGAAACCTCTAAAGCCGAAACACTTGATGGGCTCGACACCACGGTTGACTGGAAAAACACAGGTGATAACGCCTACGATGGAGAAAAACTAAGATTACTAGTACATGATGAAAGTGGCAAATGGGAGAGGCCAAACAATATATTAAATAACTGGCGAGTTACAAAAACGTGTTTAAGACTAGGTTCTAGAATTATAGGTAAGTGTATGATGGGTAGTACGTCAAACGCTTTAGATAAAGGTGGTGAGAATTTTAAAAAATTATATTATGATTCTGATGCAACAAAAAGAAACCGCAACGGTCAGACTAGCTCGGGACTATATAGTTTGTTCATTCCTATGGAATGGAACTACGAAGGATTCATTGATTCTTATGGACTACCTGTATTCGATACACCCAAGGAAAATATTTTAGATCCTCTAGGCGATGTTATAAGTCAAGGAGTTATAGAGCATTGGCAGAATGAAGTTGATGGTTTGAAAGATGATCAAGATGGGTTAAATGAATACTATAGACAGTTCCCGCGTACAGAGGAACACGCTTTTAGAGACGAAGCTAAAGAATCTTTATTTAATCTAACTAAAATATATCAACAGATAGACTACAACGCTGATCTACATAACACTTCTGCGGTAACAACGGGTAGTTTTATGTGGGAAAACGGAATAAAAGATAGTAGGGTATTATTCTATCCAAATAGAGATGGAAGGTTTAGAATATCGTGGGTTCCGCCTGTTAACCTACAGAATAGAGTAATAATAAAAAACGGTATTAAATACCCTGGTAATGATCACTGCGGAGCTTTTGGCTGTGATAGTTATGATATATCAGGTACTGTCGACAAGAGAGGTTCTAACGGATCTCTACATGGTTTAACAAAGTTTTCTATGGAAAACGTACCACCTAATTTATTTTTTTTAGAATATATAGCTAGACCTCAGACTGCTGAGATATTTTTTGAAGATGTATTAATGGCGTGCATATTTTACGGTATGCCTATATTAGCAGAAAATAACAAACCTAGATTATTATATCATTTTAAAAGAAGAGGTTATAGAGGTTTTTCAATGAATAGACCAGATAAAGTATATAATAAATTGTCTGTAACTGAAAGAGAAATTGGTGGTATACCAAACTCTAGTGAAGATATAAAACAAGCTCACGCAGCGGCCATAGAAACATATATAGAAGAAAACGTAGGTAACACACCTAATGGTTATGGTAATATGTATTTTCAAAGAACGCTGGAAGACTGGGCTAAATTCAACATAAACAATAGAACAAAGCACGATGCCTCCATAAGTTCAGGTCTAGCTATAATGGCTTGTAATAAGAATAGATACACACCTGTAGCGAGAAGAGAGCGTAAAAATATAGATTTAGGCATAAAACGATACGATAATAAAGGAACATCGTCAAAAATTATAAGATAAATGAAAGTATACACCAATGGTAATAGCTCTTTCCCTAGCCAAGTAGTTAGCGATGAAGTAAAAGCAAGCTTAGATTATGGTATTCAAGTAGCTAGAGCTATCGAGGGAGAGTGGTTTCAAGAAGGTCGTTCTGGTAACAGATACGCTCAAAGCTACAGCAACTACCATCAACTTAGATTGTATGCTAGAGGTGAACAATCTATAGCGAAGTACAAAGACGAGTTATCAATAAATGGTGATTTATCTTACTTAAATTTAGACTGGAAGCCTGTACCAGTTATACCTAAGTTCGTAGACATTGTTGTTAATGGAATGTCTAATAAAGAATACGATATAGTTGCTTACGCGCAAGATCCTGAAAGTCAAAAGAAAAGAACAGACCATGCTAATGAAATAGCGGCTGATATGGTTGCTCAAGATTTAATACAGCAAGCTAAAGAAAATACTGGAGTAGATTTTTCAAGATCTAAATTAAACCAAGATGAATTACCTTCTAATCTTGAAGAGTTAGAATTACATATGCAACTCTCTTATAAACAAGGTGTTGAAGTTGCTGAAGAAGAAGTCATAAACAACACTTTGGCTAGAAATAAATATAATCTAACTAGACGTAGATTAAATTACGATCTAACTGTTTTAGGTATAGCTGCAGTTAAAACAGGTTTTAATCCTTCAAATGGAGTAACTATAGACTACGTTGACCCAGCTTATATGGTCTACTCGTACACTGAAGATCCTAATTTTGAAGACATATACTATGTTGGTGAAGTAAAATCTATAACTATAT